GTCCTCAGGGAACGAGAGCCGGACCTTCAACGTCGGCCACCGAGGGTGATGTCTCCGCGCAAGCGCCCGAGGCTCCAGTCTTCGTCGACCGTGGGGACAACCCTCATCGTCAGCTGGCGCCCAGAGAGGCGTATGTCGGTGTAGCCGTCAGCGCGCACGGAGTACGGGCCGTAGTTGTACTCTGCGCCGCTCGGCGTGAAGCGCGTCTTGAAGGAGAGCGTGAGATCGCCTTGCGTCTCTTCGTCCGTGATGACCTGATTGACGTGCGCGGTGCGCTCGCCGTCTCCAATTTCGATGACGCCGGTCTCCGCGTAGATGCTCGCGAACATCGACGCGCCGTTGTCGGTCCAGTCGTCCTCGTGGCGGTAGAGGTGATTGTCGGTGCCCATCGCGTACGGGTAGCCGAAGATTGAGCCGGCGTCCCAGCTGGTGCGGGCCATCGTGCCGAGCGACCAGAAGCCTTCGCGGTAGTTGTAGAACACGTACCGGTCTGGCTCGTTCGATCCGTTTGAGGGATAGTGCCACCACACTTCGCCGAACTTCGGGTTGTGGCCGGCGACTGTCTTCTCGATCTGGATCTTGTTCATGCTGCCGAAGACGTAATCGGCGACGTCACACGGGAGCTCCTGCACGCGCGATCCGTCGAAGGCCCAGAACTGTCCGTTGCCCATCCAATAGGCGGCCGACTCTACGCTGATCAGCGCCCCCGGCGAGAGGAGCCCGCACTCCGCCCCGACGCGCTCGCGCGAGTAAATGAACGGCTGGCCGATGTAGCGCATCGCGTGCGCGTCAGTCTGCGTGAGGACGAGGATCTGGCCGACCGCGCGAACGCCGGCGAGGATGTTGCTCTGCGTCTGCAGGTCAAGGAAGCCAGCTTCGTTCGTCGACGCCGGCGTCCAGACGGTGTTGTTCTCTTTGTCGCACCACTTCACGCGCCGGCCGTTGTTCTCTGCCCCGAGGGCGATGATGTGACGCTGGTCGCTGACCACGAGGCCGACGCAGTCGGCCGGAGAGTTGGTGATCTGCGCGGCCGGCGTGCCGGTGGCGAGCCCCCACTCGTAGATCTTGCCGTCCTGCCGCGCGCACGCGACGAGGTTCTGGCCCCAGTTGTCGAACTGCCAGAGGGCCATCGGGATGTAGGTGCCACCAGAGCGCGGCGTGCCGTACGTGCCGGCGCCGTAGTTGCCGCCGCCGTACCCGAACGACTCGGTCGCGTCGTCGAGGCCGGTGACGAACGCCGCCGGAGTCACGTCGTAGAACGTGCTGTCGCCGTGCGAGGCGTAGAGCTTCGAGCTCGTGCCGACGGCGATCCACCGGTCGGCCGAGTTGTCACCCCACGACAGGATCTCGCGCCCCTTCCCGGTGAGCGCGCTCGTCGTGATGCGCTGCCATCCGCCGACAGGGCGCATGCGTCCGTTGACCCAGCGCACGCGGTCGCCCATGTACCAGCGCCCGCGCACCTGATACTGGGTGCCGTTCCTGAAGAGCCCCGGCGGGATTTCGAGGGGAGCGAGCATTTATTTCTGCCTTGAGGCCTTGACCGCGAGAATCAGCTGCGGGATGTCCTTGAACAGGACGCGCGCGCCGAACCAGAAGCCGATCACGGCCTCGCCCCAGCCGAGGACGATTGGGTCAAGCGTGGAGGTGTGGATGCCCCACCAGCCAAACACGCCCCCGACCAGAAGGATCGTCACGCCCGGACGGATCAAACGAGAGACTGAGTCGACGAGGATGTTCGTGATCTCGCCGAACATCCCGCCGCCAGTCGAGCGAGGGTCGTACCCGCGCGCCTCTTTCTGCGCCTCCTGCACGAGGCGATTCACTTCCATGTACATCTGGTGCCGCTTCTCGTCGCTCGGCTTCCAGCGCTCGACGATGTCGGCCACCCGCTCGGCCGTGCCGGCCACCGCGTTTGCGACGCCGCCTGCCGGGTCCACCGCGACCCCGAAGAGTTTCTTGAGCCAGCTCATGGTCGTGCGACCTCCATCCCGGCACGCACGACGCGCTCGAGCCAGCCGCGTCCGTACTTCGGGAACTGCTTGAAGCTCACGTAGCGCATGGCGCGCTCCGCGAGGAAATTGGGGACCGACTCGCCCTGATCCATGACGCGAGCGGCGGCGAGGGTCACGGGCCCGATCACGCCGTCAGCTTTCACGTTCAGCGCCAGCTGGAGCGCCATCACGGCGTCTTCCGGTCGCATGTTCACGACGGCGTCGAAGTAGACCAGCGCCAGCTTCGACGGCAAGTCTTCGCACCGGTGCGCGCACCAGTAGTCGCGCCAGTAGACCTCGCGCGCCTGCTCGACGGTCAGCGAATGGATGTCGAGGTGCGGGTAGCGCATGGCGCTGATCCCGTACTTCGAGCCCTTCAGCTCTCCGACGCCCTTCGCGCCCCCGGTCCAGTTTCCACGGTCGTCTGGATCCAGCGAGAGCCCGCCCTCGATCTGCTTGGAGAGGACGAACTGCGCGGCGCGCAAGAATGCTGGGCTCATCGGCTACCTCTTGTACGTGGAGAAAATCCACTCTGCAAACTTCAGCAGCTCGTCAGGGTTCGCGCTGTGCTTCATGCTGTTCGCTTTCGCGCTCATCACCATGACGTTGCCACGCACGTACCCGAGGCTGCTGTCTATCCGGTCAATCGTCGGTGAGTCGTCATTGGGCCCTCGCCCGGTCCCGATTCCGCTCTTCAGCTCGATGCCGAGCACGGGGCAGTGTGTCGGGATGACGATGTCTTCAGCGACGAGGTCGAACTCGATGTTGCACTTGCGCGCCCGGCCTCGTGCCGAGCTCCGCATGTACGACTGCGGGTTGTTGAGGGCCCAGCGCTTGTCTCGCAGGCTCTGCTTCTCTTGCGGCGTAGTCAGACTTGCGCCTGTCTGCTGATCAGCAACTCCATCAGCCGTTGGCCCCGCTCGTCGGCCCGCTCGTTCGCGCGGTCGATCTTCACTGACAGCTCACGAAGGTTCTGGTTGACTTCGGCAAGGTCCGTGTGCTTCGCGAAGCTCGCCTCGAGCGCGACCTCTCGCGTTTCGAGCATCGCGACGCGCGACTCCATCCGCTTCCAGAAGGCCGCGACCAGCACGCCGGCTATTGCGCCGACGGCACTCAGCAGCTTCCACAGCCAGCTGACTTGCACGGCGTCGATGTTCGTTGGCTCCATGTCACTTTCCCTTTCCATTGTCGTCGAGCTTCATTGTGATCACGCGACCACCAGTGTAGTTGTCGAACCTCGCCGCGATCCTCACCGCGTCAGCCGCGGACTTTCCGCAGGCCATCGCCGCCAGCGCTTCCTTGCGGCCTGACCCGATGGCGTAGAACTTCTCCGTCCGCTCAATCGGCCGGCAGTACTTGTCAGCCTCGAGCAGCCCGTGCGGCGTCAGGATCAGGACCGTGAAGTCCGGGTCGTGGTCGATCAGCACGCGCGGTATATCTTTCCCGCTCCCGTACCAGTCGACGAACACCATCCCCGGAAACGTCTCACCCGCCGTGGCGATGATGACGTCGTACGCTTTCCGGCCTTCGCCGACGCGCTTCCTGAACAGCTTCGCGCACACGTGCTTCGTCGCGCCGCCCGCCTCTGTCTCCGACGTTTCCTGCGAGTCTGCGGCCAGAGACTCGCCGTCGTAGGCGATGGTCGTCAAGTCAGGTTCGTCCAGATGAGCGTCACGCCGATCTGTGTTGTCGCAACCTCGCCAGTCACCGAGTCTGTCACGGTCACTTGCCAGTCTTCACTGGTCGGGTCGTCGCCGTCGCACACGATATTGTTCCACGTCGGATTTCTAGTCGTCGCGCTACTGCAGTTGTACGGACCGGATTGCGCCGGCGTCCCGACCTGCTGCCAAAGATACGTGTACGACCCGCTGCCGTTCGAGATGACAAGTGCCGGGTCCGCTTGACCGCCGCCTTCGCCCGTCGTGACGGCTCCACACCCAGAGAAGTCGCTGTCATTTCCGCTGCATGGCGTTCCAGAGACGGTCAGCACTGTCACTTCGACCCGCTTCTTTACCGCAAAGGTCACGACAGCGCCTTCGACAGCGCGCACGTCCACGCGGCGATGTCGCTGTAGTACGTCATCGACATCTCGTCGACCGTGTTGGCTGGCGTGGAGAGCACTGGGTTCAGGCCGGCGGCAAAGTAGAACGTCGCCGGCAGGGTCCACGTGCGTGAGCCGGTCGCATCCTGCTTGAAGCGGATGACGGCGCTGTGTCCGTCCGAGACGTTGTTCATCACGATGGACGTGATGTTCTGGTTCATCGCCACCGTGAAGACGTTCGAGAGGGCGCAGTCGATGGTCAGCACTCCGGCTGAGATCGCCACGGCAACTGACGGCGTGCGCGCGCGTGCGAATGATGCGGTCCCCGTGAAGGTCGGCGACGCGATGGGCGCCTTCAGGTCAGCATACTGCTTTGTCGCAGCCTTCATGTCCGCGTCAGGGTCTGCGTGTAGCGTCAGGAAGCCGGAGAGCGTGCCGCCGGCCAGCGGCAGCCGCAGGGCCACCAGATCTGAGACCGCGTCCAGCTCGAAGTCGATGTCGTCGAGGTCGTCGTTCAGCTTGCCGCCCCACGTGGTCGCAGACGCGCCGACTTCGGGCTTCGTCCAACCGTAGACGGGGGTGAATGTATCGGCCATTGTGTTCGCCTCGAGCTTGTGGTATGGCGGCTACCGGTACCGGTCAGGCCGCTAGTCTATTGTAATTACAGGGGAGCCCACGTGCCGGCCGCCGCGCCGCGCGGGGTCCACGTGCCGGCCGCGTCGAGCCGCTCCGTCCAAATCCCTGAGTCTCCGGGGAATTCTGTCCAGTCGTCGTCGCCCCCGCGCGCGACGCACGTCATGCCGTCTAGCACCTTGGCGACCGTGCCGGTGATGGGGAACATGGCCCCGGCGGTTGCGTCGCAGGTCATCTCTCCGAGCGTGCGAGAGAATGCTCCAGCGACCAGCACCGCTGCCGTCGAGACAGACGCCATGCCGCCGAGCGTGGGCGCGGACGTGGCCTTCACTGGAGCGACGGCGGTCGAGACGGCCGTCATCGCGCCGAGCGTCTGGGCCAGCGTGGCGACGCGCGGCGCATCGCTGACGGTGCCGGTCGAGACGAGCGTCAGGGCGCCAAGCGTCCGCGCGGTCGTGCCCTTGACCTGCACGGCGGCCGTCGCGACCGACGTCATGGCGCCGAGCGTGCGGGCTGTCGTGCCCTTGACCTGCACGGCGGTCGTCGAGACGGCCGTCATCGCTCCGAGAGTCTTCGCCAGCGTGCCCTTGATCTGCGCCGTCGCAGTCGAGGCCGCCGTCATCGCCCCGAGCGTGGCGTTGACGATGCCGTTTGCTCCGCCGGCCGACGCGGTCGCGACGAGCGTCATTGCTCCGAGAGTCTTCGCCAGCGATCCGCTGATCGTCGTCGAGACGGCGGCAGACGACGTCATCGCCCCGAGAGTCTTCGCTACCGTGCCCTTGACCTGCGTCGCGACCGCCGAGGACGACGTCATCGCTCCGAGGGTGCCGAGGATCAGCTGGCAGATGATTCCGGGGGTGACGACGGTGCCAGTCGACACGCACGTCATGTCCCCGAGAGTCTTCGCCGTCGTGCCTTTGACCTGAACCGCGGCGGCCGATGTCGACACCAGCGCACCGAGCGTGGCGCTGGTAGAGCCTTTCACCTGCACGGCAGCCGTGGCCGCCGACGTCATCGCGCCAAGCGTGGCGTTGGTTGAGCCTTTGACTTGCGTCGCGACGGTGGCGACACACGTCATCGCTCCGAGGGTCGCGTTGACGATGCCGTTCGACGACGCGGTCGAGACGGTCCCGGTGGAGACGCAAGTCATCGCGTCGAGTGTCTTCGCAACCGAGGCCTTGACCTGCACGGCGCCAGTGGCGGCCGACGTCATCGCTCCGAGCGTGCGCGACGTGTAGTTCGCTACGTCGGTGATGAACAGGTTGTTCTGCAGCTCTTCCCAGACCGACTTCGAGACGCGGACGTTGTCAAGATAAAAACTTGGAGAGCCGCCGCCACCAGAGGAGTGGCCGAGCTGGAAGCCATTCGCGAGATCGAACGCGACCGGCGGAACGAACGCCGCGCTCGACTCTTGCACGAACAGAAGTGCGCCGCTCGAGTTATAGAGCTCGAAGCGCAGGATTTCGAGGTCGCTGTCCCAACGGGCGATTGCGCCGTACGTCGTGTCGAGCGCAATCAAACCGGCCGGCGTGGTAAAACTATTTCCGCCGCCGCCGTTGACGCGGATTTCATAGAACACGCTTCCGTTCGAGTTGACGGAGAGCGAAATGTGATCTTGGATTACCGTGCCGCGATGGTAGAACAGTATCGCGCCGTTCGTCAGGCTCTGGACCCGGAACAAGATCGAGTGCGCGCCCTTGACCCGGTCGATGATATCTGTCGTATCGAAGCGGTAGTACTCATCCGCCCCGTCTACGAGGATGCCGTTAGACCCAGCTAGCGCCGCAGTACCCGAGATCGTGACGGCATTATTTGCCGTCGCGGTCGTGTCGTTGAGGCTGAAGTCTGCCGCGCCGAGCGTGGTCGATTCGGCGCCCCACATGAACGACAAGTTGCGGCCCGCGACCGTGACACGGCCTTTGATTCGAGCTGCCGCCGTCGACGCCGACGTCATTGCTCCGAGAGTTTTGACGACCGAGCCATTGATCTGAGACGTGCCCGTCGCGACGCAAGTCATTGCGCCGAGGGTCTTGTTGACCGAGCAGTTGATGCTCGCCGCGCCCGCGACGTTCGCGTTCGAGCCGTACGGCCGCCCAGAGTAAGGGTGGCGGCCGAACATTACCAGCTCACCATGATGATGTAGCCGGGCCCGCCGTCACCGCCGCGTCCCGCGCCGTTGCCGGCTCCGCCGCCGCCACCGCCGCAGCCCGGACCGCCATTGCCGCCGTTCGCTCCGGTCGCCGAGTTGACTGACCCGCCGCCGAGTCCGCCGTACGCGAAGCCGCCCTTGTCGAAGAGCCAGTGGCCGCCAGAGCCTGCCGCCGCCGCGGCGCCGACCTGCGGGCGCGAGTCAGAGATGAGGGTGCCGGCGATGGCCGTGATCAGGCCGCCAGCGAATTCTGTGGTCGTGACTCCGCCGCCGCCAGAGCCTCCCATGACGTTGTTGCCCGTGCTCGGGAACGCGATGGCGCCGCCTACGGCTCCGGTGTCGTCGCCACCGATGGTGCCGGCCGTGCCCTGAAGGAACATCGCGACGCCGAGACCGGCCCACGGACAATTGGCAATAGTGTCGGCCCCCGGAGCAGTCCCGCCAGCCCCGCCGGCCGTCGCGGTACCGGTCGCGCCGCCGTTGCCCGGAGACGCGAAGGCTACGATGTTCGCCGCGACAGTGTGACCGAACGGCGTAATCGAGACGGCGCTGTGAGTCCCTGACGCAGCGCCGCCGCTGGTGCGGCCGATCTCTCCGCCGCCGGGCTTGACGTGAAGCGTCTCAGGAATGAGCATGCACGGCATGATGACGTTGGTGCAGTTGCCGCTAGAGCCACCGCCGCCGCCGCCGCGCGCGGTTCCTGCACCGCCAGTGAATCCGCCGCCGCCGCCGCCCCCACCGCCGACAGCGCGGATGAACAGCATCGTGTGTCCGCGGGGGCGCGACCACGTCGTCCACGTCGATGCCGCGGCTCCGGCAGATCCTGTATAGACCTGCACGCGCGCGCCAGCCAGCGGGAGATCAAAGACGTCCATGCGTCACCACGTCACGAAAAGGACGAGGCCGGCGCCGCCGTCTCCGCCCTTGCCGCCAGTTACGCCAGCCCCGCCGCCACCGCCACCGCTGCCGCCCCTGCCGCCACGGCCGCCGACACCGCCAGCGCCGGCGACGCTCGAGCCGCCGCCCATGCCGCAGAACGACCAGATAAATCCGGGCGTGTTGTTGTGTTGGACGATGTTCCCTTCTTCGCCGGCCGCTCCGGCCAAGGCGCCGTTGCCGCCATTCGGACGGTACTCGTTGATTAGCGCCGTCGTCACGGCGGTTATCAGGCCGCCAGCGAACGCGCTGCCGCTGCAGCCGGCGCCACCGGATCCGCCCATGTTCAGGGTGCCCGTGGTCTGCATCGTCTGCGCTGTGCCGTTGCCGCCAGCCACCGCGCCGCCGGCCGTGCCGCTGGCTCCGCCTTGGTTACTCGTCGAGCCGGCGATCCCGAGGCCAGCGAATGGGTAGCTCGCGATGCCCGAGATAGACCCTCCCGTTCCGGCAGCACCGACGGCCGCCGCCGTGCCTGTCCCGCCTCCAGAGGCGCCCGCGCCAGAGAAAATCACGATGTTCGCGTTCACGACCGGAAGCGGAGAGACGCTGACGTAGGACGCGATGCCAGAGCCAGCCGTGCCGCCACCTGACGACACGCCGAGGCCGCCCGCGCCAGAGTGAACGTACAGCACGTCAGGCAATAACATCGCCGGCACGATGATGTTCGCGCAGCCGGAGCTGCCGCCACCGCCGCCACCGCCGCGGTTGCCGGAGGCTGCGTTGAATCCGCCGCCGCCTCCGGCGCCACCGCCGATGCTCTTGATGAAGAGCATGCGCGCGCCGCGCGGCTTGTTCCACACTTGCCACTGCGGCGTAGCTGTTGCCACGGACGTCGCCCAGCCCCAGAACGCGTCAACGCGAGACGGGCACGTGTTCCCCGGCAAATCGAATACGTCGGTCGTCATTGGATCACCACGCCACCATAATCACGAGACCAGCTCCGCCGTCGCCACCCTTTCCACCAGTGGTTCCGCCACCACCACCGCCGCCACTGGTTCCCGGCCCGCCATTTCCGCCTTCTCCGCCGACGCCGGTGTTACTTCCGCCGCCGCCAAGGCCGCCATACAGGAAGTGCATATTCCCCGCCACTCCGCCGCCAGATCCGGGTGCCCCCGGCGTCGCCGCAATGGTGGGCGCAGGGCGTCGCTCGGAGATCAGCGCGTCAGCCAGCGCAGTGAATGCTCCGCCGACGGTATCGGCGGAAGTAGTTCCGCCACCTCCGGTTCCCGGAATAGAGCAGAGCGAAGTCGCGCCGAGAGCTTTTCCTGATCCGGGTCCGTTGGCGTCGTCGCCGCCGGTGGCGCCGATGAGCCCGACGTTCAGGCGCCAGATGCCGTGCGTGGCGTGCGGCATTCCGCCGTTGACGTTCGCGACAGTCGCGGCCGCGCCAGCCGCACCGCCGGCCGTGCCCGTGCCAGCGCTGCCGCCTCCAGATAATCCGTTCTGCGAACGGATCAAGCAATTCAGAGGAACATCGTCGCTGGTTAAGCCATACGGCGCAAACCGGACCTGCGAAACGAGACCGGAGCCGCCGGCAACGCCAGAGGTACCGCCAACGCCACCGGCGCCGACGTGAACGTAGAGTTCGCTCGGGATCATAAACAGAGGAACGAAGAGGCACGAGAACCCGGCACTGCCGCCAGATCCGCCCCCGCCACGGGCGGCAGCCGCCGCTCCGGTCAGCCCGCCGCCACCGCCACCGCCGCCTCCGCGGCAGTAGATGTAGAGCATGGACTTACCGCGCGGCTTGTGCCACGTAAACGACTGGTGAAGGACACCAGAGACGGTGCTCGGCCGGTTGAAAATCTGGACGTCTGCCAGCCCAGACTGCGGCAGGTGGAAGGCGCCCAGCATGGCGGCTCAGTATTTTCCGCCGATTGCGATGCAGTTCCAGCCAGCGGCGACCGCGGTCGCGAGACCGAAGTAGATCCTGAAGCCTGCGGGCAGCGCGAAGTTCATCGGGTAGTCGACGTCGACGACCGCGGCCGTGGCAATCGCCGTGGTCGCGGGCAGCGAGATCTCGCCGTAGAACGCGTTGTTCGTGGCCGTGGCCGGAGTCGAGCCGTTGTTGAGGTAGATGCGCGCGACGGTCGCGACGTTGGTCCCGCCAGCCTTGAAGCGCAGGCGCTGCACGAACCCGCCGTTCGTCGCGTCGGCCGTGAACACCAGCGCGACGTCTGCGTCGATGCCGGTGTAGTCGTTCGCGGCGTTCAGTACGAGCGCGGACATGCCGGTCGTTCCGTTGGTCGAGACGTCCCCAGCTTTTGTGAAAATCGGCTTGGTGTTGGAGGGCATCGTCGTCTGTCCTTACGGCAAGTTCATGCCGAGAGAGGTGGCGTAGGCGCCACCGATGGTGTGCTCTTCGTCGGCGATCTGGGTCGAGAAGATCCGCTTCGTCCCGGCCGCGAAGCTGACCACCGACCCGGTGCTCGAGCTCTTCAGCCTCGAGCGCACGAGGTTCGTCGACGTGGTCAAGTGCGCTTCAGTGACTTCCCAGTCGCCGGTGGGCACGCCGTTCGCGTCCACCGCTTCAATGCAAAGGTCGAACGGCACGCCGACGCCGTGGGCGTTGTTGAACGTACGGAAACCCGTCACGGCACCGGCGGTAGTGAGGTCGCCGGTGCCGGTAGACGTTGTCGTCTCCAGCACCCGGTCGGCGGACGCCATTTAGGCGTTGCCGTCAGTCAGCGTGAAGGCAGTGACCGTGACCTGCTGCGCGACCGCGAGCACGACGTTGTCGAGCTCCATGTCTCCGCCGCCAGACGTCGCCGTGATCGAACCCTGCAGGTGGCAGGTCGTGCCGGCGCTGTCGTAGATGCGGAAGTGGGCCGCAGTGCCAGCCGCGTTCGCGGACGTGTCTTCCCACGTGCCGGACTTGGCCTTCGTGCCGCCAGAGGCTGCCGCCATCCAGTCCGCGGGGAGTGTCATCTCCGCGAGGATCGTGCCGCTGTCAGCCGTGGCGCACGTCGCCGGCTGCGCGCCGGTGCGGATGCGGAGGATCGCCGTGCCGCCAGTCGCGGTCTCGAACGCGTCGAGGCGCTGGTTGCGGGCGGTTACAGAGAGTTGGATTGCCATCAGTAGCTCCGGTTGGTGCGAGTACGGTATCCGCCGTACGGTTTGATTCTCATCTTCAGCGGCTGTCCGCTCATGCGGCCCCGCTCATCAGCCACCGTGATCGACTGCAAGATCCCGCTGAGAGCCGAGCTCCAGCCGGCGATCCGTTCGTCGTTGTGCAGGTACGGCGCCGCCTGCAGCAACGAACCGAACAAGTACACGTCCGGGTGCTTCGACAGCAGCCAGTTCGACTCCTGCGTCGTGGTCACGAGGCGCGGGAGGCGCGCCCAGTACACGACCTCGACCTCGTACGACGCGTCCGGGGCTGGCGCGAACTCGAGCTCGTTGCCGACAATCGAGTAAGCCACCGGCTGTCCGGTCACTCCGCGGTAGTCCCTGCGAATCTGATCGAGCTGGTTTACCGAAACGAACTCCAGCGGCGCCGGGATGCTCGAATTCAGCTGCACGCCCTTGATCCCGAGGAAGTCAGTGGGGAGCGCGAGGAACTGAGACGTGAGGGTCGCGTACGAACGCGTCTCCATGTCCCGCATCCCGAGCAGCACGCGCTCAGCTTGCGCCTCGAGCAGCGTGATGAACGTCGGGATCTTCGCCGTCAGGTCTTGGCGGTTCAGCCACTCCGCGATCTCAACCTTCAGGTTCGTGTAGGTGTCGAGTGCCACTCAGACTTTTCCCTTGAACGTGCGAAACTTCAGGTTCTCTGGATCGTTCAGCCAGCGCGTCAGGAAGGCTTGATCGTTGACTTTTCCGCTCGTGACCCACTCGCCGTAGATCACCATCGGAACAGACGCGACAATCTTGCCGTCACCCCACCTGTCGATGCGCATCTGGTTGTTCCGCATCTTCAGGTTCTTCTCAAGGATCGGGTCCAGCTCTTGGACCGTCTCGATCCTCACCTCTTCGGTCGCTTCGTCGTAATGAAACCACTTCGTGATCCCCATCGTCGCGTCGCGAGAGAACAGGCGCTTCATGCGTGCTCCATCAAAAGGGGCGTGCCGCGCCTTGCGACACGACACGCCCCGGTTCAGTCAGTCAGGCCTCAGCTCAGGTCCGCGATGACGCCCTGCGACGCTTCGTGGTTGACCTTGGTGCCCCACTCGACGAGGATGTGCTTCTTCATCGCGTCGCCAGTCTTCGCCAGATCCTCGACGAGGAACGGACGGAGGTAGACGATCTCGACGTGCTTCGGGTCGATCAAGAGCGCCGACCGGTTGCGCGAGAAGCGCGACGGCACGACGTTGACCTTGCCGAAGTCGCCGACGTAGACATCGGCCGCGCCGATGATCACGCCCTGCGACTCACCCTGCACCATGAAGCGGTTGGCCGCGATGCCGGCGAAGCCGGAAACGACCTGCTTCTGGGCCGGACCGACGAGCAGCATCTGACCGCTTCCGCCGCTCGAGTAGGACTCGGCGAGGACTGTCTTCAGCAGCGTTTCGGTGAACGCCCTCTGCGTGCCGTCTGTCGGCGCCGCGTTGGGGTAGCCTTCCGTCGTGCCCGAGAGCGTCGGGTCCGAACCCGTCGCGCCGCGGTCTTCGTTGGAGAGGATGAACGACTCGAAGCCGGCAGTCCGGCGGGAGGTCGTGCTGTTGCCGCCACGGGCCGCCTGATTCTGGCAGGCGATGAACTCCATGTCGCGCTTCAGCTCGGCGCCCTTCTTGGCAAGCTGGTACGCCAGCTCGGACTTGCGTCCGGCCTTCTGGATGCGTTCCTGCGTGCCCGAGACGATGACGTCCTTCTTCGAGATCTGGGCGAAGTTGCCGAGGCGGAGCGTCGCCACGGGGGCCGTAAACCCGGTCTCGTCGCCTTCGATCACGTCGTTCGCAGCTGCGGCCGCGAGCGAATCGGTCTGCCACTCGTAGTAGGTTCCGTCGACGCTCCCCTTGCCCGCGTTCGAGATGAACGGGGTCTCTTCGGGGGAGATGTTGTAGATCATGTCCGACAGCTGCTCGCGGTTGCCCTTGGAGCTGTAGGTCAGGTAGGTGTTTGCGATAATCGCCATGTGTGCTGGGCCTCCAAGCCCTGAGTTGGTGCCCAGCACACAAGGCGCTGGGCGAGATTACGAGAGGAACTTCTCGATGAGGTTGGCGGCGTCTCTGACGCTGCCAGTCCTCTTCAAGCGAGCGTTCAACGCGTCGGTCTCTTTCGTCGGACTTGGCTTCACTACCGTGCCCGGCTTCAGAACGGGGACCAACTTCATCTTCGGCTTGAGTGCCTTCTGGCGGGCGACGTACTCGTCGTACTTCGCTGCCTTCCGGGCGATCATCAAGACGCGATGGTCGTAGATCTCCTGCTCTTTCGGGGAAAACCCGAGGTCCGTGAGCATCTTGACGATCAGCGTGGTCTCTGCTCCCGCCACTTTCTCGTCGCGCCACTCGGGGAGTTTCTTCAGCAGCTCGTTGTGCTGTTCGATGGCGATCTGCTCGGAGTGGACGGCGTTCTCACGCTCCTGCTCTTCCGCAACTCGCCGCTCCTCGGACTGGACACGCGCGACCTTTCGCCGCATGTCCTCTCGCTCTTGCCACAATACTGCGGCCTTCGCGGGGTCTTCGACACGGAGCTTGTTCCAGTCCGGCTCGGGCCCCATGCCTGTTTCGAGCGCCGCTCGCAACTTGGGCAGGAGCTGACCGTACTCGGTACGCGCTCTCGCGGTTTCCTCAGTCTCTGACTCGAGCTTCTTGCGTTGCTCCGACAGGGCCTGAGTCTTCCGCGTGTAATCCGACGTGCGGGAGTAGCCCGCGATCAGCTCGGACTCCGGGACTCGCTCTTCTTTGCCGTCGATACGGACGGTGTAGAGCTTGTCGGGAGCGGGCTGTTCGCCTTGCTCTTCCTCTTCGCCGGCTTCCTCTTCGACCTCGGCCTCGGGCTGTTCGCCTTCGGTCTCCGTCTCGGAGCCGGGGGCTTCTTCGGCGGCAGCTTCCTGCTCGCCTTCAGCACCCGGTTCACCGGCCTGCCCCTGCTGTTCCTCGTCTTCCGACGAGATCAGGAACTTGCCGATGGCTTCTGCGGCCTCTTCCACGGACCCGGTTGCCTGTGCGGCAGTACCGGTGGGGACTGGCTTCATGGTCTATCTTCTCCTACACGAGTCCCACGGTGTTGTGGGTTTGCTCGATCAACTCTTTCAGGCCCGGCGCGCGACGTCCCTCTTGAGCTTCTCGCGCGCCACGGCCCCGTCCTGTACGAACGAAATCAGGCGACTCTTCAAGTCATTCAGCAGGCCGACCGCGATGTGCGCGCGCTCGCGCAGGTCGACTTCGTCGAACCCGCTCTTGCGCCACGCCTCGAGGTACACCCCCTCGACGTCGGCGAATGCGGCCATCAGCACGTCGTCGCGCAGCAGAGCTTCGGCGTGGTCGCCGCGGGCGCGCTCCTCTGCCAGCTTGCCTTCGTTGAGCTCTTTGGGCTTGCGAAGAAATGAAATCATGGAAAAACCCTCTTGAAAAGCCGTCGCAACCAGTCGATCAAGCGACCGAGAAGTCCGACGGCGGGGAAGGGACGCGCACGTCGAATCGGACCTGCACCGGGTTCGTGTAGATCGACTTCAGACCGTTCGCGGCGACGGTCGCCATCGCAATATCGAGGTCGGCGTTCACCGGCAGGCCGAGCACCGAAATGTCGAGAGCTGTCTGCGCGAACGAGACTGGCACGGCCACCGTTGGCACGTATGCGTCCTGCGAGCCTGATGCCCGGTACGCGAACTCGTAGCCGGCAAAATCTACAGCACCGAACGGCGAGCCGTCAGTGTATGTGCTTGGGGGTGTCCAACGGATGACCCGCGGGTTGAGTATCACTGTTCCATCTCCCGTAATTCTCGCTCAGTGCGAGAGTTGAGTTTCTCGGCGTTCTTCTTGGCGTCTTCTTTGGCGTCATCTCCAGAGAACGCGTACGCCCCAAGCAGCCCAGCTGCGCCCATGCCAGCGAGGAGCTTCGGGTTGATGAAGCCTGCTTCTACTTTCCGCGTGAGCTTGGGCAGCGGATTCTGCTTCGTCGGGTAGTAGGGCACGAGGGTCGCTTTGCCGCGCAGCACGTCGTCAGCGTATTTCTGCAGCGCGCTGCGCTTCATCGAGAGGCCGAGCTTTTCGGAAGAGTAGAGCACCATGTGCTCCAGCGTCGACAGCCAATCGCCCGTGCCGCCCTTCAGCCCCGTCAGTTGCCCGCCACCGAACCATCTCGGCGCCTGCACGCCAGCCGTGCCGCCCGACAGCCCGAGCTGTTCGCCCAGCTCAGCGTACTGCTCCTCGAACGCGCCGTACTCGTTCTCGGCGAGCCCTTTCTGGCGCTCGTAGAACGGGTAGTGCTTCGAGCCGATGGTCGAGCCTTTCGACTCGTGCGTGTCGAGCACGCCGGGCTTGAAGTTGCCGCTCAGATTCTCGTAGTAGCCGCCGATCTTGTCGGCCTCGTTGGTGCCCGCCAACAGGTTTCCGACGTTCTGCGAGTGACTCGGCGACAGGAAGTATTTCTGGTGCCCACGCTCGGCCGCGAGGTCGTCGCCGAGCTTCTTGATGGCAGCGTAATCGACAGACGGGTCGAGCCCGAGATCCATCGCGTGCGTCATCAGCGACTGCGAGGCGAAGTTGTTGGGGAGCGCGGTCTGCGGTGACGTGCCAGCGTGAGCGGCAATCACTCGCCTGAACTGCTCCGGGTCTTGCAGCTGCTCGCGCACGACGTGCGAGGACGGGTAGTAGGTCTCGCCGCCCAGCCCGCGGCCGCGGTCAATCTGCCGCTTCAGCAGATCCCGGTTCGCGGGCTCGTGGAAGATCTCTCCCACGCGCTGGTCGATCTCGCCCTGCGTCGAGGCGCGCGCAGCTTTCCCGCGCACCATCGGCACTTGCGCGACGCCGGGATGCCCCTCCATCGCTTGCTCGATCAGCTTGCGGTCGAACAGGGACGTGCGCTCCATCGCTTCGAGGTCGAGCGGCTGGCGCTGGTCAGCGTCGAGGATCTGGTTCGCGGCCACGATGCGGGCCTGCACTTGGGCCTGATCGTCTACGAGGTCGGCGCGCTTGACGTTCTGGCCCGACTCACGTGCAGCTGCGTCCACCGCTTTGCGCTTCGTCGAGCGCACGGACTGCGCCGGAACTTTCGGCCCTTCCGGCTTCAGGAAAAACTCGTCGTTGAACGGCCCCCACTTCTCAGCGGACGGCCCGAAAAGTTCACCCTCGTCACCGACCTTCTGCGCGATGGCTTCCTGCTGGAGCTCCTCAGAGAGGCCATCAGCTTCACGCTTCGTCAGCGGCCGGTCTAGCTGCGCGATCACCGTCGGCTCCGTGCCAGACTCGCGCACTTCGTGAGCCGTGACGCGCACGCCGCGCTTCTCCAGCGCTGCGACCACTTGCTCGGGCGTGAGGCCAACCGTGTCGCCGATCTTCATGCCGACGTTGAGGAAGACCGGAGCGCCGCCGTCAGAGAGCAGCTGGTTGCGGTTGTCGACCGAGATACGGGCTTGCTCGTCGCGCATCCCCGGACGGTCGAGGAACGCGCGGGTCTCGCGCTGGAGGGCGTCTTCGGCAGCGTCCACGACCGCGCGCTTGCCCTTTCCGGGTCCGAGGAGGTCGATGCTGCCAGCAAGGACCGACATCGCGAGTGGCTGCGCGGCGCTCATGTCGTAGAGCGCGGTGTTGGCCTTGTGGCCGAGTTTCGTGTTGGCGATGGCGGTACCAGCGCGGTTCATCAGGTTGCCGGCTTGCGCGAAATTCTCTCGCGCCTCTTCCGTGCGCGGGCGGTACGTGAGGTTGGGGTCGGCCATCACCTCGTCGACGCGCGCGGCAGCCGCGTCCGGGTCGAGGGTGGCGCCGTAGCGCAGGAGTCCGCTGACGCCAGCCACGGCGGAGCGCCCAAGGCCTGACGCGACCGTGGCCGCTTCGTCAGCGAAGCCGACAGTCTGCCGGCCGAGGTCGCCGAGGAACCCGCCGTCCTTCGCCTCATCGTCGAGGGCCAGCTGGTCACGCAGGCGATGGAACAGGAGGCCGGGGCGCATCATGCCCCCGGCGTGGGTCTGGATTGCGCCGCGATGCGGGCCTTCTCGATGCTCGCCGTGTTGCGCTGGCGCTCGATGATGGCCTGCAGGGCGCTGATGTCGAGCTGCGTGCCGTACTTCAGCTGCAGCTCGGTCGCGCGCAGGAAAGCGTCGGCCTCGTTCTTGTCACGCTCGCGGTCGTCCTTGAGGATCATCTCGAGGCGGTTCAGGTCGAGCTTGCCGGCCTCGATCTTCATCTGAGCGTCGGCGAGCACCTGCTCTGGCGTCGGCTCCGGCTCCTGCTGCTCCATCTCCTTCAGGGACTCGGCCGGGTCACGCCAGAAGCGGTGCACGTCGCGGAACCCTGACAGCTGGAGGATCGTCTTCTGGGTGTGGTAGAGCTCCTTCAGGCTGACGAGCGGGTTGTCGAGCCCCAGCTGCTGGAGCGCCGCAGTCTGCGCCGACGAGACGGCGCCCAGCACGGCCAGCTTCGAGTCGTTGCTGCCGACGCCGAGGGCGGTGTCGACCGAGAGCTCCGCGCCCGGATCCCACTTCTTGGGATCGACCTGCCTGAAGACGCCGTGGATGGGCACGCTCATGGCGCCCTTCTGGTTCTCCACGAGGAGCTTCATAATCCCGCGGAACATGCGCTTCATGCCGGTCTCGGCGAAGATGCGCGCGATCAGCTCGGGCTGCGCCTGCGATGCGGTGACGGACGCCGCCGCGGCGACCTGCGTGGTCGACTGCAGCGCGCGCGGATCCAGACCCATCGAATTCTTCGAGAGACCGGTCCGCATCTCGCGGTCGCTGTCGAGCCAGTCGAGAATCGGCAGCGCCTGCTGGCCGAGGAACGGCACCGCCATCGGCTGCACGGCGCCCTGCTGGCGCATGCGAATCGCGGCCCCGATCTCGGTGTTCAGGACGTCGTCGACGTTGGCCTGCCCTTCGACGTACGCCATGCGCGGGAAGATCGACGCCTTCAGGGAGTCGAGCAGGTCGCGGGTGACGTGCGAGCCGATCAGCTGCAGGTCGTAGACGTTGTCGTACTGCGAGAGGCCGAGCCACGTGTGCGGCTCCGGGTCCGGGCAGAGTGCGGCGAGCTGCACCTCGTCGGCGTACTCGTTGCTGTAGATCTCCTCGCCCACCATGACGACACGGCGGAGCTCCGAGATGCCGTCGTTGTCGAAGTCAACGCGGTAGAACGCGTCGACGTAGTAGATTTCCTTCTGGTCTTCCGTGGCCGTGGCGGAGGCGCCGATCACGGAGTTGCTCGGGTGGCGCGCGATGCGCTCCGGGTTCGTCTCGAGGGCCGTGTAGCCCGACCCACCGGCGGAGTCGAGGATCTCGTCCGGGATGCCGAGCGACTTCAGGTACCCGCGGGTCTTCAGGCAGCGCCGGCCCACCAGCGGGCAGTCGTACGGCGACGTGGCGTTGCGGGAGATGATGATCTCTTCGGGCGGCACGGCGGCCACCCGGACCTGCGAGCGCTTCTTGCGCGACACGATCCGCACGGTGTACTCGATGATGGGCTCGGGCGGCACGGCGGGCCGGCCCTCGATGACCTGCAGCGACATCTGGTCGACCTGCGGCGGGACCATCGGCTGGCCTTCGGTCATGCCGACCTCGACGCCATCGACGATCTCCATCGTCTCGTCTTTTTCCAGCTCCTGCTCGATCTGCAGGATCTGCTCTTCGGAGCACCCGCGGAAGACGCGGCCCTTGACTTCGACCGACTCGTCCCACCACCACTGGATCCAGCCGACCTTGCGGGCGAGGGCGTCCTTGAAGGCGTCCCACGCGATGCTGAATCCGGGGTTCTGGGTCGAGAAGACGTAGTTCACCGACTCCGTCATCTCGTCGGCGAGCTCGGCGCTCAGTTCGTTGGTGCCAGTGAATTCGACGACGCGCTTGCCGCCGAAGAAGACGCGCATCAGCGACGGGAGCGTGGCGCGCACGGTGTCGCGCACGATGGGGCGGACGATCTGCGACCGGCCCTCTTCTTCGTCGCCGAAAGGCTCGGCGTTGTAGAAGCGGGTCGCCTGCGCGCGGGCGGGGCTGATGTCGGTGTCGATGAACGACACCGCGTCTTCGACGTCGGCCTTGAATGCGGAGAGCAGGTCTTCGTCGGTGAGCGGGGTCCGTTCTTGAGCTGCCATGAAACCCTCGAGAGACTTTGGAGCCGGTGGCGACGGATCGAACGCGCGACCTGCCGCTTACAAGGCGGCGGCTCTACCAACTGAGCTACACCGGCGGAAGGGAAGAGGCACAACCGGCCGTCCGTACCGGTGCCGGCGTGCGCTCTACGCCATGATAACTGCTAGAGCTTCCGGCCGCCTACGGACACGAACGTCGTCGGCGTCGGCGAGAGGATGCGCTTAGCCCGGAGCGGCGCGGCAATCCTGTCGTCCGTCGCGCGCGAACATATTGGGCACAGGATGCTTTCCTTGCCCGGCATTTTCTGCAGGTGATCGGTGATGTGGCCCTTCGGGCACTCGAACTCGTAGAACGGCATGTCAGCTCCCTGTCCGGTAGGAAACGCCCTTGATTCCGCGCTTCAGTGGCTTCTTCCAGTCGCTCGCGTAGCCCTTTCCGCCCGACGCGACCACGGCGTTGTTCGCGAAGGTCAGCATCAGCGCCTCCGCGCGGTCTGGCGACCTCACGCCGCGGCGCCGCATCTCGTCCTTCGACTCGATCTGCAGTTTTCCGTTGGAATTGAACTTGTAGCGCGGCACCGTGAGCTCGCCGATGAGCCGGTCGTCCATCGGGAGCTTGCAGTCGAGCGCCGCGAGCCAGTCTCGGATCGCGCACCAGAGCTCGGCGCGCAAATTCAGGTGCCCGCCCTCGAGCGACGGAGATTCGGACACGTTCACGCCGTAGACGGGCATTCCGAGCTCGCGCGCGCGGTCCACGACCCCTGAACCGATGCCGATCACGTCGACGTTGATCGCGCTCGGCTTCTCTTTCGCGCTGTCGTACTCGAATTTCAGCGCCCCGACGAGCTGCATCGTGTCGTAGCCTTTCCACGTCTTCACGGGCATCGGGACGACGCGCCCGTGGCGCTTGCAGAGCGCAGAGTCGTCGTCCCCGAAGCGCGCCACGTCCAGTCCCCACACGATCAGCGCTTGCGGGTCGAGCTCGATGTGGCGGATCCGGGCCGCTTCGGCCAACTCCAGCGAGATGAGGACGTCGTCGTCCTGTTTCGGGAACTCGCCGAGCACGCGCACGCGGTAAGCGTTGGAGTCTTCACCGAAGCGCGCCTTCTGCTCCTCCACGTACTCGGGCGAGCAGCGCGGCGACGTCAGGCAGCTGACGTGGTAGACGCGCCAGATCCCGCGCAGCTGGTGGTGGGTCTCGAAGAACAGGCCGCTCGTGCGGGTCGGGTTGCCGGTGAGCAGGGTGACGCAATTCTTGCCGCTCATCGAGCCGCTCGCGGCCTCGAACACGGGCTCCGGGATGCCGGACGCTTCGTCCGCCATCAGGATGACGATGCCTTCCTCGGCGTGCACGCCCTGCATCGCC